TCCCGGCATTGTTAGCCGCTGAACTGTTGGCAAGTCCGCTATACGCATTGGCTGTACCGGACGACAACTGCCCGTATGCATTACCAATGCCTTGAGAGTATCCAGATAAAGCGCTTCCCACTTGTCCAGCCACCTGCATACCTGCACTCGCTTGACCGGCTGCGGCGTTTTGACCTGTCTGATAAAGCATGGTCGATGTATTCGCACCCAAACCCGTGAGGCCTCCCAATCGGTCATATTGCTGTGAAATCATCCCGGCCAAAAGTTGGGGCCTAAATTGTCCTAACGCGGCTTGAGTATTGCCACCACGAAGCCCGCCAGTAGCCGAAGCATTTTGAAGGATGGCGTTTTCGCCTTGCTGCAAATAAGCCGCCATCTCCGGGCTATTGGAAAGCCCCTGAATAGCTGCTTGCTGGGCTTGAGCGCCATTTAGACCAATTAGCGCCCGCTGACCTTGCAATGAATCTTGCCCGGTCTGCTGGATTTGCTGTAATGGTCCGAGAGCGTTATTTCCCGCCGTGATGAAAGGGCTTAGAACTCGCTGCACCTCTCCGAACTGGCGCTGTGTTTCAGCAATTTGCTGATTGGCAATGTCTCTTTGCAAGCCCATTTGCTGATTGGCAATCTCCATCTGAGCGCCAATCGACATTTCTGCAAGCTGTTGCTGTAGCGCTTGCGATGCCTCGAATTGCTGCTGATTTTGACGCAATGCCGCATCATTTGCCGCTGACCCTGCCCGCGCTGCATTATTTGCGCCTTTACGCGCTTGATCCGCAGAATAAGCGCCAACTGCTACCGTTGCAACGGCTGTCCATACACCGCTCATTGCAGAGCCTCCATTGAAAGATTTACGGCTTGCCGATAGTCCGCCGTCAATTCATCTCCTGGATTGCCACCAAAGGCCCCGGAGATAGGTTTAATGCTTACCAAATATGTTTCGCCGTTGATCCGCTCATATCGACAATTTGGGGTTGCGGAATGATTAACATACTTGCCCGCCACAGTCCGATAACCGCCAACAGTAGCAGGCGCGATCAGCTCGCCTTCTGCGGCATTCATGGATAAGAACAGCCCTTTACCATGAATCGGCGAATTCCTGATTGAAAGACGCCATGTGTACTCATCGGGAATACTGACAAGTTCATCACGGTCGCTAATTCTTTGGGCCTCTTCTGGAGTAATCCGAAGATCGTCAAGAGCCTTAAAATAATCTGCACGGTCACAATCGTGGTATGCGTGTTTTTCTTCTAGCTCTCGTTTTTCAACATCAAGAGCCAGGGAAGACTTTTCTAAGTATCGACTTTCAAGCGTTTCAATATCACGTTCGTCGTCTGGATTGGGGAAGATGTTCACCCAATTGCATGCCTCTATACAGATGGCTGCTTTTTTCTCCAAGCCGCCCGTGAAGATTACCGGGCCTTGTGTAGCATCGATTTCTTTGGCGTTTTCACCCAGCATCACCACCCGGCCACCCAAGACCATTACAGTGTGTGGCGTTTTGTGATCATGCCCGACGATGGTATCTCCCGGCCTGAAAGACACGGTACGCATGTATATGCCAGGGCCGAAATGATGAGTGACCGGGCATTCAGCCTGCGGATACTCCAAGAGCACAAGAGCCAATGCGTCGGCATTGATCTTGATTTGTGCTAGCTGATTAAGAACCGACGATGGCAGCATTTAAACCCCGTAGAGTTAGCTGCTGGCGGGCCGGAATCTCAGCGAATAGGTTTTTACACCAAACCCGCTATTACGTCAAGCGAACAATTCTTACAAGTCCCGCCAGCAAAATTACATCACTCACGCCGCCAGAAGCGAACCGCATTTGCAGCGTGCCGTTAGCTGTCGGCTTGATGATTCCTTCAATCTTGACCGTATTCCCTAGGAGTGCAGCGCTAGACGCATTTGGAGATGCCGGGAGATTAAAGGCACTCGATTGATACACGGATTCAGACGAAGCAGTAAGCGCCCATTGCGAACGGTAGGCCAGTATCTCGGAAGCAGGCCCGTCAATGGTCCATCTAGTCCCAATCGCATCGGAAGCAACGGAATAGACGCCGAAGAACTCAAACTTATAAACCGACCTAGCCGCGATGCTTGCAGACAAACCAGAGCTAACGAGAGTGGTATTTACAGCAGTGACAGGGCTGGTAAGAGAAGAAACCACACCAGCGCTTTCGCTTGCCTGCGTGGCTGTCGATGCAATCTCTTCAAATATCCGTACCGATTCGTTATCAGGCAGGAATTTAGCTAACTGAGCGCGATTGATGTTCATAGAATCAGCGGCTCTAACTTCGCGTCTAGTCTCGCAACAGACAGCATTGCATCAGACGTACCACGGAATCGATAGGCCCTCCAGCCATGCATGATTCCCTGAGTGGGCCATGTGACTCTGCGTTGGTATTCACCCGCCCATCTATCCTGTGACCAAGTTACACCATCGGTCGTGTAAGAGGCTGCGATCTTTTGCTTTGTCAAGGCTGCGGAAAGTACCTGTAGCTCTAGAGCGTGAAAAACCGCGCCACCAGTCTCGGACCAAGTAATAATCGTTGCGAATTCGGTTCGGACAGGCGACCCAAAATGTCCAGCTTCCGTATCGGATAGATAACCGATCCTGTCTCCTAAAGTATCCCCACAAAGCCATTTGTTGTAGCACCAGACAAAGTTATTGGCCCGATACTTTGCAAACCCATCCAAAGAACTTGTGAGGATGTGCCAAACCGGAACTTCCATAACAATAGAAGCCGCAGAGTCATAGACAAGCGTCTTATTCGGCAGATGAATGTAAAGTAACTTGTGCGCTTTGTCCGTGCGCGTTTCAACGATGATTTCCGATAGTTGTTCTTCTGTGTATTCGCTGAGAATCTGATCAATTTCGCGCGTCGATAGCTTTAGCGTTTGTGCGTTTTCACCCAGGTAGACAGCGGGGGATTCGTTTCTCGCTGAACCAACAAAAGCCAACGCCTCGTTATACACACAAACAGCGTCACGCCCGACAGCGCCGCGTTGAATATGCGCACCAGTGATCCGGCTGAATGGAAAGAATGCGCCGCCGTTGTTTGTGAAAACCTCGACCGTGTACCTGTTGATTGCGTAAAGTTCGTTCCTGTTGACAACTAGAGAAACGATTGGATCGGGGTCAATCTCCGATGATCCATAACGGAGCGGGTTAATGCTTGTCGGATCAATCAAGTCTGTCGCAAGGATAAATTCACCGTCTGTCGTGACGAAAAATCCATCGACAAACTTGACATCGTTTACCGTTCCAATGTCCGTATCTGTCACCTGAGTAATCGACCCAGCCAACAGGTAATACAGCTTACCAGCCGAAGCAATAGCCAGACGGTCGAATGAAAAGGCGAATCGGCATCGCTTGCCATCATCGGTAATCGTGTCTACAAGTTCCGTCGTTCCGTTCTCCAGAACTCTTAAGACCTTTTCATCGACGACAAAGTAAGCCTCATTTTTCCAATTGACAGCGCCCCGAATCTTGCCTGTCACCGTAGAGAATTGTTTAATGCCTTCGGCTGGTCGAAGATAGCCCATCGACAGGCCGTGCATTTTCGGCACCGGAACCATGTTAACGGGGTAGGATGATCGGAAATCGGCCCCACTGGCATAAGTACCGCTGAGTATGCTTATTTGCATGTCAATTCCAAACGCACGTGATCAACGGGTTATTCTCTTTCGCCTGCTCGCAAATCAAATCGAATTCCATGCGCTTACGTCTTGGCTGGTCAATCACCCAGCTAACACCAGCGGCTACAGCACCAACAGCAAGACATGGCACGATGGCAGGGCCACCCGTTGAGACAGCGGCGATAACACAAATATTGTTTGCAGCAGCCCCCCAGCCCATCGCCTCGTATGCCGCCCACATTGCAGGCTGTTCGGCTTCTGGAGACGCCTTTATGCGGTGGTAGCTGATGGCCTTTGCCGGGATCAATAGCAGCCCCAAAGGGTTAGCTTCAGCAGCCCCTAGCGCTAGCCCTGCGCCTGTGCTCGCAATGTCTGCAGCGTGCGCGGCTACGGCTTCGATCTTCTGGCGGCGGAAGTCGTCGGCGTGGGCGGGCAGGGCCAGCAGCAGGGCGAGGGCTAGAGCGCGCATCAGATGAACGTCAGAGACTTGGTGGCATAGAAGGCCGTCAGCTCCGCACGAAGCTGGTTTATTTCAGCCAGCGACAGCGCCCGGTGTGCATAGCCAAAACAGCGCGTGCGCTCGGTGCTGCCGATGAATGCGCTTGTCCTGTATCGCAGATCGTGGAAGTTCACTTGCCCGGGCTCCGATCCGAAGTAAACCCGGTCGGAGGCGGTCAAAGCGAGCGTGCCAACAGGAGCCGCAGCGTTCACGCCAGGAACATACAAATCGATGCTGACCCCGTTTCGGATGACTGCCGCTGCAAAAATCATCTGGTTGTCCAGCGACCCATTGGTCGGGTATTGCCAGCTTGCAAATCTCTGCGTTCCAGCCGACAGAAAGTTGTTCGGGTCTGCTCGCGTGTAGGTGTACGCACGCAAGAAGTTGGGGCCGTTCGCCATCAAGAACTGCCCACGCATGTTGGGCGAGGTGCTGACCGACACACCGAATGGGCTTTGTGGGATGGCACCACCGGCGCGGTGCGCCTCGAAAATCCCGAAGATTGTGTTGTCGGCATCGTGCAAAGGCCCTTCAGGGAAAGCCAGTTGCCCGACTGCCGTTGTCACAACATGCCCAGCGGTCCACGTGGGCGGGGCCGCACGGTTCAGCAGGCAAGGCCTCCCACCGAAAACGCCATGGTTGTATCGGGCGCGGGCGTGGCTTTCCCGGAGGTCAAACAGGCCGCGCAGGTTGGGAACGGCGGTGTAAGGGCCGATCACACCGACACTGCTTGCCGAATAGTCAGCGCCTGGAATGGTTGCGAGAAATCCGGTCATAGCAGTGCCCCAGAAACAGAGATGAGAGCCCAGTTATGGAGCGGGAAATCGTGATTTAGGACTTGAGCCCGGATGACGGCGCCCGCGTTGTCGCGCAGGTTTCCGAGGCCTTTGGTGGCGTCGCCCTGGCGCGCGTAGTCCACATAGCTCCCTGCCGTGATGGGCGCGGCGGCGGTGATGGTGACGCGGTTTGGCGCGGTGATGGCGACCGAGGAAATCGTCTGCGGTGTGCCACCGCTGTCAAACAACCTAAACCCGTAGTTAGGCTGGGCTGCGACAGTGGTCGTATCCCACAAAAGGCCGTTGGTCAGCCCGTCCACCGTGGGTAGGCTGTAGGTGATTTCCACCGTGCTGCCAAGGGCGCTATAGGCCGTGGGCTTGACGATTGTCAGGGCCGTGCGGTCCACGTTGACAACCTTGTGGGCGTGGGCGATGTAGGCGCCCATCCAGACGTATCCAGTTGCGCTAAGGTGCACGTCTGCGCCCTTGAAGGGCAGGAAATACATCGGACAGGCTAGGTGATAGTTCGACACCTCGTCGTCGCACTCAGCCTGGGCAATGGCAATCTGCGCATTCACCTGGTTGTTGTTTGCGATGTGCGAGGCGACCTGCGTGCCGATAACCTGCACATCAGAGGTCTGGCCGAATTGAGCTTTCGCATCGGCGTCAATGTCGGCGCACAGGGTTGTCAGCCGAGTTTTGTAATTCACTTTGGTGGTCGCCAGCAGGTAATCCCGCTCCCCATGGATGAACGGCATAACCTCCATGCCCACCGTTTCGGACCCGCTTTTCAGCGCGGCCAGCGCCGTCATTTGAGCCAAGATGCGGGCGTAGTAGCCAGACGCATTGCCCTTAAGCAGGGCGATGATTTCAATACCGCCCTGCCCCGGCGCCGACAACATGAACTTTTCAATCTGAGGCAACACGCTTGGACCGTAGTAGTCCGTGACCAGACCGCGAAATGCGTCAGCGAAGCCACGCGCAGGCGTCTCGCCTTGGGTGGCAAATCGAGGGCTAATCGCTTCGCGGGCAGGCACGACTGAGGCATACCACGTTGCAGGGTTGCCAGCGGGGATGTCGTCTTCAGGGCGCATGCCGAGAACCCACATTTCATCGGTCGTGCTGTTTTCGGTGGAGAGTGCCGGGAAGCCGGAACCACCAACCGACAGTGACTGACCATAAAACGGTACGAAGCTGCACTCGAATCGCGGCGCAGGCATTGTTCTAGACGGAAGCGGGAACGGAACCGGGGCGCCGTTGATGTCCACGCCGCTTCCAACAAAGCCAGTCGGGTCTTGGATCGCCGAAGTCCAGAACAGTGTGTCGAATGGCTCATAAACAAGCGAACTCCCGCCACGCGGACCGAGCCACGCCAGGGAAAGCTGATTAAGTCCGAAGTGCATATCAGCCGTAAAGAGCAATTAGGCCGGTTGCAGTAGACGCAGCCTTAACGTTAATCGCCTTGACTGGAATCACCGCACCAGCAACAGCCGTAAACGTAACGTCAGCGCCTAGGGTATTGGTGCAAATCACCGTGCCAGCACCGCCCACATAAATAGCGTCGCAACGATCAAACACCGCCGTATCAGACGGGGTAATTGATTTGAAGAAATTAGCTGTTTGAGCCATGATTACCCCACTCGGAACCAAGTTGAAAGAACGCCATCATATTTCAGGCGGAAGAAAGCATTAGCAGCCAACGTCGCAGGCCCACCAACCACGGTTTTACCGTTACCGTTAATGGTCAATGTCGTCACGGATTGCGTGCAATTGCACAAGAATTCGTCACGGTCTGTTGGCGATGCAGGCAGAACAATCGTACCGGCTGCATACCCAGCAAGCGGTGTAAGGATTAGATGCGTGTTTTGAACAGCCGTTACGCTGAATCCGGTAGCGGCTGGCGCAGCGTATCGAGTAGACAAAGTGCCACGGCTTAGATTGGCCTCCAGAAAGGCTACAAGCGTGTTTAAAGACACCTTCCGAGTATCGCCATCGTCTAGGATGAAAGCGGGAAGCAGGTCGCCTAATGAAAGTTCGGAGGATTCGGAAAGAGTGTAGATTGTGGTCATTTAAATCGTCCTTGAAAGCATGACTTTGACTTGCCCGGCTGCAACGGCGGTCGTGTCGTTATCTGCCACTGCGCCAGTAATGCGAATGCCCAGGCCCAAGGCGAAGCGGAACCCGGAGAAGCCAATCGGCAGCGTGGCCACACCAGGCACACCAGACACAGCGGCAGGAACGGGCAGGATCATTGCCGGGATGTCTGTCGAAGCCGGGGCTGTCGCTTTGTTGTACAACTTGACAAAGGCCACTGTCGCGCCGGTATTTGTGGCGTAAAAGGCCTGTAGGCCGCTGGTGCCCGTCAGAATCAGCACTTCGTTTGTGCTGGCCGCACTGTTGAGGATGTAGGGAGTCGCAGGAACAACCGGGTTTACCGTGCCAGCCGTGACTGTTGCAGTTACTGTGCCGCTGACTGGCTGGGTTGCGCTCACCTGCGCCGCAGGAATCGGCTCCGTGGCGTAAGAACCGGGCTGCATTCGGTAGGCCGCCGTGCCTGACGTGTGGGCTGTAGCTCGCACCCTCAGCCAGTTATACCCGTTAACCGAGACCTCCCAACCATAAACGGGAGTCGCTGCCAAAACGCCCGTGGTCGTCTCGATTGTGTTGGCGTTGGACCGGATGGCCTGCATCTGCACCCAATTGCCATCGGTGCCGTTGGTGCTGTCGTTGCTCACCTCGAATATCGAGTTGTGGCCTACAAGCGAAGTGGCCACCATCGTGATAACCACATTCGACGCCCGCGCCACGTTGGCAAACACAGTTTGTGCGTTTGCTGTGATGTTGCCGGTAATCTGCGAATAGCTGGCAGGCTTCGTTGAAACCTTTAAGCGGCCCTCTTCGTCGATCTTGAAAAGCGTGTAATCACCATCTGCGTCTGTTGAGGTGGTGTCAGCAAGCTGGCGCATCGCAAGCATTGGAATTCCGCGATCACCACCTACAGACGGTGCATCTTCTGCCTTGACGATTGAATCGACAAGCAGCCGAACGGCTTCTAGCTTTGCTTCTGTTGCCAGTGCGCCAAAAAGGTTTACCGTTGCCATCAGTCGCCCGTCACTAGATTAAGGCTCACGTTTCCGCCTGTTGTATCGACCCAAAGAACCTGAACGCCTGTTGCAAGCGTTGGTTCAGTGCTTCCAATTACCACCCCATCGCCATCTGCTCCGGCTGGTCCTGTCGCTCCGGTTGCGCCAGTCGGTCCCGTTGGACCCGCTGGGCCTTGGCTTCCTGTCGCTCCGGTTGCCCCGGTCAACCCCTGTATTCCTTGGATGCCTTGCAGCCCTTGTGACCCTTGAGCGCCTGTCGCGCCCTGCAACCCTTGCGCCCCGGTCAATCCTTGCGGGCCTGCCGGACCCTGCGGACCTTCTGGGCCTTGCTCGCCAACATCACCACGAATTACCCATTGGTTATCGGGGTTTTTGAGAACAGCCGACAACGGAATAAGACCCAACCCACCGTTAATAGAATCTTGCGTAAGGATGTAATCCCACGCTCGGAAGCTATCCCGGATAGGGTACTTTTTCACAGCTCCAACTCGTCATTTCCGGTCGAGATGTATGGATCAGGATCAGCAGACCATGCCGGACCGTAATACGATTTGTGACCAGCGCCCAAAGGATGCCCCCCAGGCATTACCAATTTAGCCGGTTTCACCAGCGAAATCATCATCGTGTCTTTTGCAGCCCTGGCCATTCCCAAATACATTGGGGTGACTTGCTTACCGTGCATGTTCGCCAGCAATGGACCGAGATTCAGATACACAGCCTCAAGCGCCGAATCAGGAAGATTCGTTTCCTCATCAACGTCGCCACCGTCAGGGCTTGACGGAATAGGCCAACCCACACGCAAGCCGCGTGCATTCCACCCAGCCATCATTGCATCAAGCATTCGTCGTGCTGATTCAATCTGCTCGGGTTGAATGTCATAGATGAATCCGGCCAGCCCCACTGCCGAATATGACATCTCGATAATTTGTCTTTTCGTGGTCATCTCAAGCCTTTGAACAGGGGGAAGGCGTTAACCCTCCCCCGTCACTCGTTAGGCCTGATTTGCGACGATAAAGCCGCACTTCTCCGGCTGCAGAACGGCCACGCCATACAGAATGGTGAAGCGAGCGGTCATCTTGCCGGTGATGTGGTTGAAGCCGTAAGACACGGTGATTGGTACGCCCTGTTTCGTGCGCGACTTCATCACTTGCACGCCTTGGCCCGACGGGAAGGCCAGTTCACCGAACGACACCAAACAAGCGTCTTCACTCCAGAAAGGATTGATAGCGCGGGTCGCAGTGTTCAGGAAGGTCAAAGGCGCGTTATCCGCAGGCGATGCGGTCACGTTCTGGTAAGGACCAGTCGTCACGATTGCCGGGGTAATTGTCAAAGCACCAGCGGCGTTAGCCAAGACGCGGAACGTCTGAAGCTGGCCGGTCGATTGCTTCGTCACAAAGTGAACCGAGAACACGCTGGGCAGGGTGAACGAATCACCAGCCTTAACGTTGGCCACGTTGGCGCCGTCGCAGTTCAGAACCATCGAGCGGTTATCCTGCAATGCAGAGCCAGAGAACGCAGCCACGGTCAGCGCTTGCGATCCGCCGTTAACCAGGGTAGAGGTCACAGTGCCAGTAATGACGCTGTTGCTCAGTTGGTCAGTGCGGAAGGTCGAGAAGTTGGCAATTGGAGGCAGCTTAGAGCGCTCATAAGCGCCTTTGTTGATGTCGCCAATGTATGCACGGTTACCCAGGTCTTTCGACACTTTGACGGCATCGCGGGCATTCAGGAAATGCTTACGATCCATCCCAGCGGTCACGCCACGCTCGATTAGCGAAGCCTCAGCATCCGCAGCCATGTCCCATGCGTAATCACCAGTTCGGGCAATCACGATGCCAGCGCGGGCATTGACTTCGGCCAAGAGTGCGGTTTCGATGTCACCAGCCAAAGATTTCTTGGCGGCAACACCCATACGCTGGAGGTGCAGCGGATCGCGCATTTCCCGTGCATCCAATTCAAAGATG